TCAGAAATCCCTGAACCAGGACCCATGATCTCACCACCACCCTGCAATGTTACAATTCCGCCTTTGGCTTGACCTGGAGCCGTCAAAGGCTGACCCAAGGCACTAGCACCAAGCATCGTAAACTGATCGCCATACATGTCTGTAATAAAGTTCTGGGCTTGTTCCAGACTAGCTCCTGTAGCCCTTGCCAAAGTTTCAGGATCGGTGGACGGGACTATTCCAGCCCGTGCCAATAACGCTTGTCCTTCCGGTGTATTCTTGAAGTTTGGATTTGCTTGTCTACCTTCCAGATATTGATCATACGCGAAACGTTGCGGATCAGACAAAGCTCGAGCCTGATCCGGTGTTAACTCGTCGTCATCCTCGGACAGGAAATAAGTAAGACCGGCGATAAGTCCCGGGATAGCAGCTTGCTCCACCAGCCTGGCGGCAGTTTCGCTTCCTAATATTGTCGATGGGGTTGTTGCGGCTTGTCCAGCGTCTGCTGCGGCGCTGGGAAGCGCCACTCGCATTTGAGCTTGTGGAGCGTCTAAACCCAACCCTTGCGCGCCGCGTTCAGCAGCAGCTTGTTCCGCCAGCGAAGTACCCGTTACTCCTCGATATCTCATTTCCGCTTCAGCAGGGGATAATTCAGAAGCGGCTTCAGAAGCGGCTATTGAACGCTGCTCAAGCGGGAACTTTGCTCTGTTGGGCCATTTGGTCGGCGAATCGATATGTTGCTGACTAAAGGGCATTGGAGCTTTCTGATAAGTCGGGAATATGTCTCCAAGCGTTTCGGAACCAAATGCTGTTTGTTGCGCCGTAGGTCCGCCAGAGAAGCCTAACCCTAAGTCCAGCGTTTTCCCAGTTCCAAAGATGCCTTGAGCAAGCGGATTCTTTGGACCGCCGCCGAAAAGGGCCTTTCCAGCGTGCCAAGGCGCCTCAAGTCCTTCCCCAAGACCTGTCATAAAGCCTTTGCTGCTTGTAAGTCCTTGCCCCAAGGCGCCTACCCCATAACTTATGGCCATGTCTTTAGCGACATCGCCCCATGAACCACCTTGCAGTTTCGACACAAGACCTGAAGCAATAATTCCACCAATGCCCGGTGCAATCATATTGCCCACTATCGGAGCAACATAAGGAAGAGCCTTCTTGAATACATTCTTGACAGTCTTGAATATCTTCTTGAAGAAGAATTCCGGCTGCCCGGTTATGGGATTTATGGAGTTAAGGCTGTTGCCAACAACATAGCGATCGGGATCCCTAATCCCCATTACCTTCATCTGATTGAATAAATCAGCCTTCAGACTAGGGTTCGCAGCAAGTATCTCTCCCGGAATAATGGTCTCGCCATCTGAAGCATGGACCATGTACGAATCGCCATATCGCCCAAGCGTGGCCAAGCCGTTGGCAAGAGCCGCTGCCGAAGGCTCTCCATTAAATTTGGGTGATGTATATGGCATCAAAATACCTCTAACATAATCAAGTTATTTCCAAATAGCTACCGATCACATGCAACCTATTTGCATTCGCAGCGGTTACCTTCAACACCTCGGATTCTTGAATAACCAAAGGCTGCGTCAAAAGCTCAGCCGTCCCATTCGCCGTCGTCGCTTTTACATTATAAAGCACAAACACTGCCGAAGCAGAATCCGTGACAGTCACCGTTATAGTGGAGGTTGATCCACTATCGTCAGCTACCACCAAAGACCTAAAAATAGCCGTCGTTGCCGCAGGCGCCGTGTAAAGCGTTGTCACATCGGTAGAGGTTAGGTCTACCTTAGCATTTTTATAGAAACTAGCCATCTTAGGTCATAAACCATGTTAAAGCGTTATTCTCATCCTTTCCCTCCACCTGAAGAGGAAACTCTGTTTTGGTCAGGGAAATCTCGACATCCCTCAATACTCTTTGCCAAATATCAGGGTCATACTCTGGAGGAGCATCAGGAAAGCTATGGTCAAGTAATCTAGCCATTATCTCCTACCATCCGGGCGAAGATCCATGCGAAGATCGCCCGTGGTCCATGCTATATCCGTCTCGCTACTTTCAATACGTATCACGGCCTGCCGCGCTCGAGCGCGTATAAAAGACTGCTGCGTAGTGGCACTGACGGAATTTGTGGAATTGGTTGCTAGAGAGTCACCGGGATAATCTCGTGTCTTCAGAACATAATTAACGGTGGAATCCGTTCCTGTTATGTCTATATCTGGGATAATCCGGTTGACGAACATGAAGTTGTTGCCATCCCCAAGATCAAAATCCGATGATTCGATATAAGAGGACATGGCAGAACCGTCGTCATTTTCTCCGCTTTCGTGAATAAATACGGCATTTGCACTGTCCGATAAGCCACATGCCCGTGGTCGGGTGTAGATGCTATGGTCAACCCAAGCTGTTCTTGCGAGGGTTCCAATATCCCATGTCCCTTCTGTGTAATTATATTTTACATAGCGATCTATTTCTGTTGAATCCGCAGATGCGTAGAACCAAAGAACCTCATCGAAAATCTTATTGGAAGCCGCAAAAAACTTACGCGATTGATCAAGATTTACGTCATCAAACAAATAACGAAGCACGGTACACGGTATAACTTGGACACGTCCTGTATAAGCATAGAAGTTTTCCGTATCCATCCAGAACATCTTATCCCCTACAGCCACAACAGAATTTGGGCTGATTATGGAAACATTACTTGCTAGAAGAGAAAACCCGAAAGTGAGAGGAGGACCGGTAAAGCGCATGGCATGTAAATTCGCGTCCGTCCAAATAAGAACTTCCTGGCGTCCCTTTACAGCGGCAATGATTTCTGATCCTGAAGACAGACGCTGACCGCCGGCTGTATTAATGGCTGATGGAGTCCAATCAAACGGGTTTTCCTGATCGCACCATCTAACTTGCAGTAGATCTTGGGCAGTCTCCGATAACGGATTACATCCAAGACAGATTATATGGCGATCTGTAGTTGAAACCATAATGTGGCGCGTTATCGTCGGAGCATCCGAGGCCCCCGTTTGGGAAGCAAATGTTGTTGCTCTAGAACCTACTCCCAATGTCTTATCCCAATAATAAGGAGTATCATCCAAGGGACAAAAAGCTAAATCCTCTCCCCAGTTGTCCTGAGACCATAAACGAAGTTTCGTTGTGGAACTTATAGAAGAAGCCCCTCCCCATCCGACAAAGTCGTTAGCTTCTAAAACATCTGCCCCATCGCTATGAGACGCGGCTGTCGTTCCACGAACCCCCCTAACAACTCCTGCATCTATGGTATTCGAGCTTTTCCCCGTATATTGAATAAGTTCATCATCTATTTGGATTAATCCGACAAATGTAATTGCTGCCGAACTGCTATGCGCCGCTGCGGTAGTTCCATCAGTACCTCGCGTTAAAGTTCCAAGAACATTATCCGCATTAGTCTCATAACGGATTTTCTCACTTCCTATGAGAACGGTTCCTTTGCTAGGAAACGCAGTTGAACTTGCCAGAGGAAGCGATGACGCGTTCAAGGCAACATTTGCAGAAATGGTGCTGGCCGCCGTCTCAAAATCGGAAGCACTTGTTAGTATGAAAGATGTGACAGAGTCGTTAATCCCTCCGCTATCATTGAGCGTCGTTTGAGTATATCCAGATGAAATGCCACCCCATAACGCAGCGCCCCACCCAACTCCAGATACCTCAACATTGAGGCCTACATTAATCTGATAAGTCGCAATAACGGCACTCCCGCCGCCAGCGGTAGACCCAGAAGAAGCACTTCCACCTGTGTCTACGGTGTAGGAATTTGAATCCACAAGAGTTAGTTCGTGTTCTGTGTTAAGTTGCGCTGCCGTTATGCCGTCAGTCGCCGTTGCCCCGCTGAATGTTACAAAATCACCGTCCTTCGCCCCATGGGCTACTGCGGTTACGGTTACTACACCACTTGATGCGCTTCCCGTTTTAAGGGGGTCTGAGCCAAGTGTCGCGCTGGTTCGTATAGGTGTTATATCGTTATACGTTCCACCTTCTTCTACGTAGAACTTCGTTTGCGTCCCAAGTCCCATATACTTACTGCCATCAAGAGCGGCCCAAGTATGAAGAGATCGACCAGTACCTTCTATGGTGTTGCTACTTAGTTTTTCCCAGCCGCCCATTTTCTCAGGGCGACCTTTTCTAAAACGAATAAGATTGGAATCAAACCACCCAGGTATATCTTGTACATCAATACCATAGGAGGTGGTTTCTTTGTTCACACCTGGGCGAAAGATTATCTTGGCTAAAGGCATGTCTATCCAGAAGCCTCATCATTCTCTATGGCAGTTTCCAGTGCGGACATTTAACTAGGCTCCATAGGCCATACAGGATTGGCTGGATCAACTACTGTAGCCGGTAAATCACGAAGTACTTGACGATAAGTAGACCAAACAGTTTTTGTATCATCATTCATCGTTGCCCAGCGATCAGGGAGAACGCTTATGTCGCTCACTTCCAAAAGATTATTGCGCTCTGCTCTCAGGAGTTTCATATGTCCGTTATACTGGTCTGTATCGAAAGCATTCTGATCAAAACTTATCGTCTTATTTATTTTATCAACGGTCCAACGAGATGGGTTTTGAAAACACATCTCACCATTTACGGCAGTTGCGGCATTATCGACTATAAAAGCGTCTTCAAATCCTGACATCTGATGTAGTTCAACAATCCTTGCGTCGGCTTCTTCCTTAGTTTCAAAGGTATCGTACTTGCAGATGACTCCATTCTCATCAACTTTGTTAACTGTTGTAAAGCTACCCATCGTCAGTCCTCCTTATGTGTGCTTGATTCCCCATACTGTCATTCTTCCTGTATCAATGTTACCACTGCTGAATGAAAATTGTACTCGATCCAGCGTGATATCACCTGACGATGCCTTGCGGCCCCCGAAGCAAGAACCTACCCCACAGACATCATTTATGCTGTAGTAAGTGTACTGTCCGCTAACCGATGGTCGCTGCGTGCTATCTCCTGGCCCGTGCAGAAACAGCATTGCATTAAAACCTTCAGATGCGGCGTTGCCGATGGCTTGGCCCTGATCATTAATAAGTATTATTTGACCGTCACCAGTGCTTATCGAGGAGGTGAGATCGGATGACTGGTTTGATAACATGCCCCAAGTGGCCCACTCATAATCCGTGCTTCCACTATCAATACCACTCGAATCTCCCCATCTAAAATATGCATCAACGTCATCTGTCGCTGGGTTTAAATCAGAAAGCGCAATAGCATATGTGTCATACGTTGAATCAAGCCCAGTTTGATCTAAGGTGGCGCTACTTGATGCAACGGATGTACCTATTAAAGTCCAAACACCAGAAGCATCTTCAAACGCTGGGGGCTGCCCCGCTCCCGCCGACGTAAGTACCTGACCATCATCTCCTGTAGCAATTGCGACAGGATCCCCGCTCGCATCATAAGAAATTATATTTCCATCTGTTCCAGAGGCCATTTTAGCTAGTGATACAGCATCATTAGCGATTGTTAACGCCCCATCAGTAGCCACTGTCGCATCACCAGACATCACAACTGGATTAAAATTTGTGCCATCAGCAACTAAAACAGCACCGCTGGTATTAGTTGCCATCGTTATATCGTCGCCTGAGACAGTCAAATCACCAGCAATGGTTAAATTACCGCCAGAACTTAATGACATGGTTTCTGCCGCAGCCGCACTTGAGGCAGTTTTAAAACTTAGTTTGGTGGCATTATTAGAAGAACTGAAATCGCCCTCTGATACAGCCGCAATTCCAGCCGCCACAAGAATAGCGTCCGTTCCGGCGGCTTCATCGGGGGCTTGAAAATCTATCTGACCTATAACATCCGCCGCCGCGATATCTAGCTCGCCTGTTTGAAGAGTTAACACCACAGGCGTATCGTCGCCTGTGGCCGTATTCTTCATATTCACATTACCAACACTGGTAATATACATTTTCTCCGTGGCGGCTGCGGAGGCCCCGGTTTTGAAACTTAATTTAGTAGCATTGCTACTGGAACTAAAATCACCTTCTGAAATAGCCGATATACCAGCAGCTACCAGAATAGCATCAGTACCCGTGGCCTCGTCTGGGGCTTGAAAATCTATCTGACCTAGAACATCATCCGCCGCAATATCCAGCTCACCTGTTTGAAGGGTTAGGACAAAGGGGCTGCCATCACCTGTTGCACCAGCTTGTTTTAATTTTAATCCTACATCCGCAACATGGGTGATCGTAATATCATTATCCGCTCCCATATTAACAACGGCTGAATCTGATACCAGGCTAAGATCGTTTCCAATCTGTAAATCGCTTAAAGCATCCGTTACAGCAGCACCACTACCAGCACCGTCACAATATATGACGGCATTATTGCCATTTTGTACCGTGACATTAGCTCCACTACCCTGCGAAAAAGCCAGAGAATATGGGCCACTTGATCCGGCATCAGTAGTGGCATTAGCCACTATAAAGAACATTTTAGTAGTATTAGGCGCTATTGTGATCGTACAAGCTTGGCTCAAAGAACCCGTAAATTTAATAACACGATACATACCATTTTGAAGATTTTCCGTGCCAGCGTCAGGGGAGGCTTCCCGGACGGTAAGAGTGGCCGTAGAAGCATCGGATAAGGCAATAGCAGTATAGGCTGAAATACGATCTAGAATGTCCCAGTTGTGATTACTTGTTGTACCCCAAGCCCCGGATTGATCTCCGGTCGCCATTTTTTCAATTCCGAGACTTGTTGAATATGAAGAAGCCATAATCCTATTCCTATGCCGCTATTTTTGTCCAACCAGGGGTTTGTGAAGCATCCACAGTTGACCAACTTGGACTTTGTGAGGAACTAATGGTTGAAAAATCAGGGGTTTGTGATGCATCAATTATTCCCCAAACATTAACATTCGATATTGCGCCCGTGGCGGATACTCCATCAACCGCGACGGAAACATCACCGGACATCGTGACCGTTCCAATGGCTCCCGTCCCAGCAACGCCCGAAACGTCAACACTAATCGCAGGCGTAACTGTAACCGTTCCAATGGCACCCGTTCCAGCAACGCCCGAAACGGTAACACTACTCCCACCAGCAACCGAAACTGTTCCAACAGCTCCCGTTCCAGCAACGCCCGAGACCTCAACACTAATCCCACTAGTAACCGTAACGGTGCCAACAGCTCCCGTTCCAGCAACGCCCGAGACCTCAACACTACCCCCACCAGCAACCGAAACTGTTCCAACAGCTCCCGTCCCAGCAACGCCCGAGACCTCAACACTAATCCCACTAGTAACCGTAACGGTGCCAACCGCACCCGTCCCAGCAACACCCGAAACTGTTAC